TATCAATTCAGTTAACGGTGGTGGTGCTGTCGTTGAAGTAGAGTTTGAGGTTGGTACTAAACATATTCGTGTACATCGTGGAATCAAACCAAACAAGTTTGAAGTCTATGTAAATGACACATTAATTAATCAGGATGCAAATGCTCGTGATTATCAGAAACACTTGGAACAACAGATTATGGGATTGAACTATCGTTCTTTCACACAAGTTGTTATTCTGGGTTCTTCTACCTTTGTACCATTCATGCAATTACCTACAAAGGCAAGGCGTGAAGTGGTAGAAGATATTCTTGATATTAAGATATTCTCTCTTATGAATTTCTTACTCAAGAACAAGACTAAAGAACTAAACGAGGAAACTCGTAATGTCGAATATCAATATGAACTAACCAAAGAAAAAGTAACTCTGCAAGAAAAATTCATCAAGGAGGTGATAAATAACAAGTCGGAGATAATCGCTGAAAATCAGCAAAAGGTATTCGACAACGTATCTATTATCAATGCACGAAATGGTGATATAGAAAAACACGAAACAGATAAGTCAAGTCTGTCTTTCGATGCAGAAGTTAAAGTAAAAGTTGAATCTAAATTAAGAAAACTTACACAATCAGAAGCTGCACTAAAAAATAGAAAGGCAGAAAATGACCGTCAAATCGAATTTTTCAAGGACAACGATGAATGCCCGACTTGCGAACAATCAATCACGGATGCAACAAAGTCGGCGAAGATTACAAAACACAGCGAAAAAATCACAGAACTCAACACAGCAATCGATAGTTGTAAAACCCTCGAAAGAGTTGAACAGGAGAGACTGAATTCCATTCTATCTAATATAGAGACTATGAGACAGCATGATGTAGAGATTGCAAAGATTAGGTCTACTATAGTGCAGTTAGAAAAGTTCAATACTCAATTAGAGAAAGACATTGCTAGTTATGAGAGTGGTTCTATATCAGATGATGATAAAGAAAAACTTGCAAAACTAAAAGGTCAGATTGAACTGATTGATGAACAGAAGTCTAAACTGAAAGAAGATAAGTTTTACATTGATGTTGCTCGTAATCTTTTACAAGATAGTGGTATCAAGACAAAGATTATCAAACAGTATCTACCCATTATGAATAAGTTGGTGAATACATACTTATCATCAATGGACTTCTTTGTCAACTTTAATATTGACGAAAATTTCCAAGAGACTATCAAGTCACGCTTTCGTGATGAATTCTCTTATGCATCATTCTCTGAAGGAGAGAAGATGCGAATTGACTTGGCGTTACTCTTCACATGGAGAGCAATTGCAAAGATGAAGAACTCAACTAATACCAATCTACTAATCCTTGATGAGATATTTGATTCGTCTTTGGATGGTACAGGTACAGATGATTTCCTCAAAATCCTTAATACGTTCTCAGACCAGAACGTGTTTGTTATTTCCCATAAACAGGATATGCTTTTTGACAAGTTCAGAAGTATTGTCCAATTCAAAAAAGAAAAGAACTTTAGTAAGGTAGTATAATATGAAACAGAGTGAAAGATTTTATCAGTTGTTGGAAGAGATGAAAGCAACACATGACGCAAAGAGACATGACTATGCAAGTACAGCTGATGTATTCGCAAACTTCAGACATTGTGAGATTGCTGGTATTCCAGCATGGAAGGGTGTCTGTGTTCGTATCAGTGATAAGTTCAGTCGTATCATGGGGTTTGCAAAGAAAGAAAAACTAAAGGTTAAGGATGAGAGTGTGCAAGATACTCTTATCGATATGGCAAACTATGCTCTTATTGCACTTATTCTTTTTGAAGAAGAAAGTAAAAAAAGTGAAAAAAAGTGAAAAAAGTACTTGACTTGTTGTAATAACTAGTATATACTGTAAAGACAATAGAGATGGAAAGGAATTCTATTATGATGTTTGAAGGTATTGGTTATCAGGATATGAAGTCAAAGGTCTTCAATGAGAGCGGTTTTGTTAACAAGACTGATATTGAAAAGAAGGGTAATGAAAAGTTTGTCATTTACTTTGGTCGTGCTGTTGTAGATGACTTTGAAACTGGTGTTACTGCTAGAGGTCAGTTGAAGATTGGTCGTGGTAAGTTTATTACTGCACTACAACGTGGTAGAAACCAGCCTGGTATTGATTTTCGTATCTACGCAGAAATTGTTGTTGGTAAAAACTCCGACACATATGTTCTGGAGAGATTAATTAAGGAAACTTTTCTAGAAAGAAATTTGATTGGTTCACAAGGTCAGAGAGAGACATACTCTTTTACTGATGATGAAATCGCTGATGTGGTTTATACCATAGAAGAGATGACCAAAGATTTCTATCCAGATGTAGAAATTAAGAAGGTTAATTTTTATCAGTGATTGTATCATACACAAAATTTCGTAGTCTGTTTGAACTACCAGATAAAATAGACTACGAAGAATTCAAGTCTAAAATTAAAGTAAAGCGAAACCAAAAAATTATGGACTATACTCCAGATGAATTTTTTGAAGCTAGAAATGATTTTAGACTTGTTCAGAAAGAACAGTATTACAGAAATCTATATGAGATATGTGTTACTGATAGAGAAACTACTTTAGAGATGTGGTTTAACTCACATATTAAAATTGACAATCTATCTAAACACATGAACTTTTCGCTGAGTGATAATATTCTGAAGGATGGTGTCATTCATGGTAGATTACAAAATAAAGGTAGAATTGTTAAGAATATAAACTTTGATAAAATATTCGCAACAAAGAAGTATTCTAGTGAAGACAATATGCCTATTTTGAATGAACTGAAATGTATGTTCACTGACTATATTATCAATAGTAATTTAATCATTCCCCACGGTTTCAAAAAAGTTATAAGTAAAGACTTGTCAACTATTTTTGCTATTATGAGAGGCACGAGACATCGTGCTAGTATATTTAATCCATACACCTATGGATGGTTATTGCAGAATTATTTTGAGGGTGAAAGAGTTATCGCTCCAACCGCTGGATGGAATGCTTATCAGATAGGATTTCATCAAACCGATTGGAAAGAATTCACTTGTATTGATGTCATAGAAAGCGTCATTGAGAATGTTTCTGATATTGCTGATTACTATAATACCAATCCATTTACAGAAAATAAAATTGTAAGTGGGCATTGCTGTCCATCAGAAAAAGTTTTATTGGAAGAAAAAAATTACTATGACCTTTCTTTATGTAGTCCACCATATTTTAATTTAGAGATATATGAGACAGACAACCAGAACCAATCAGTTAATAATTTTCCAGAATATAATGATTGGTTAGAGGGATATTGGAACGCAACAGTAGAAAATATTCTTCCTACATTGAAGTCTGGAGGCACCTTTGCTTTTGTTATATCTAATTACAAAGACGTATTTTCTAATGTTAAAAAAGAAAATTCTAATGACTCACAGATAAACATATCAGAAGATATGCTAAACATATGTAAGAGACATATGACCTATGAGAAAACAGAAAACATTGCATGGTCTGGATTTTCTACTCTTGCTGGAAAAATGGGTACAAAAGGAAATGTAGAAGATATGCATATTTTATCAAAAAAGTTCTAAAAACATCTTGACATTTGTTATAAAAACAAGTATACTGTATAAGTAAGATGAATTGAGACAGAAATTAATTTCAAAAAAGTTCTAAAAACATCTTGACATTTGTTATTATAACGTATATAATGAATATACAAACTGAGAAAACAACACGGAGAAAATATATTATGGCACACGAACTTGAAATTGTAAATGGTAACGCTCAAATGGCATACGTTGGAGACTTACCTTGGCATGGACTTGGTACTAAGGTTGAACATGACCTTACCCCTGGCGACTTCCAAAAAGTTGCTGGTTTAGATTGGACTGTTGAGAAACAACCACTTGTTACTGCAACAGGTCTTCCAATCAAAAACAAAGAGGCACTTGTACGTTCCTCTGACAACTCTGTATTGGATGTTGTCGGTACAGGATGGAATCCAGTCCAGAACTCTGAAGCATTTGAATTCTTCCACGAGTATGTGATGGCAGGTGATATGGAAATGCACACTGCTGGTTCACTGAAAGATGGACAAATGGTCTGGGCACTTGCAAAGACTAAAGAATCATTTGAGTTGTTTGACGGTGATGTTACTGACAACTATTTCCTCTTTACTAACCCACACCAATTTGGTAAGGCGATTAATATTCGCATGACACCAATTAGGGTGGTATGTAACAATACACTTACACTGTCTCTTTCTCAGAACGCTGACAAGATGCTTACGGTAAATCACCGTAAAGAATTTGATGCTTCTGAAGTTAAAGAACAGATGGGTATTGCTCGTGAGAAAATGGAACAGTACAAGTCGATGGCTGCACACCTTGGTTCAAAGAGGTATACTCCTGATAATGTAATCCAATACTTCAACGAAGTATTTGGTGCTCCTGCGAAAGAGAAAGTTGATGGTGTTCTTCCATTTACATCTCGTAATTCAAAAGGTGCATTTGAGAACCTAGATGTGCAGCCTGGTGCTGAGTTTGCTCAAGGTACTTGGTGGACTGCATTTAACTCTGTTACTAACATGACAGACCACTTACAAGGACGTTCTAACGATGGTCGATTAGTTTCATCATGGTACGGACGTAACCGTAAAGTGAAGTTGAATGCATTAGAAAAAGCACTTGAGTACGCTGACGCTGCATAAAACACCTATATAATAATAGGGTGCTGTTCGTAAGTCGCCCTGTTGTCACAAAAATGCTTACTCTGTGACACAAAATGGAGTTTGGTGGTTCTCCCTAAAAACCACCGTTATAAATAAACGTGATATGCTGAATAGTCAGGTATCAAATGTATCTTGCTTAACAAAGGAGAAAAACATGAATACATCTTTAACTATTGACCCATCAAGGGTTAACACTTACTCTATCGGTTTCGATAGAATGTTTGATTCGATGCTTAATTACCCATCGAAGAACCATACTTACCCACCATATAATATCGTAAAACATAGTGACGATAAGTACACTATTGAAATGGCAGTTGCTGGTTTCTCAAAAGACGATATTGCGATTGAAACAAAAGACAATACTCTTATGGTTCAGTCAAAGGATTCTGGTGAGGATAAGACTGAAGTGGACACAACAGAGTATCTTCATAAAGGTATTTCGCAAAGGTCATTCAAGAAATTATTTACACTTGCAGAAGACGTTTTTGTAAATGGTGCTGATATGAAAGACGGATTGCTTTATATCAATTTGGAAAGAATTATTCCAGAGGAGAAGAAACCTAAAGTAATTAAAATTAAATAAAGATGTGGGGGATTATCTCTTGACAATCCCCCCATTTCTTGGTATAGTATGTATAAATTGAAATAGGATGAAAACAATTGAAATATAATAAAGAGATTGAATACAAATATTCAGAAGACAAGATTCTGGAAGAACTCAGGCAGTATATTGATAAAACATATTCTGCACATTATTCCCAAAACAAATTTCAAGCAACAGAATTCATCATGGACGGTGGACATGGAGAAGGTTTTTGTATCGGCAACATATTAAAGTATGCACAACGATACGGAAAAAAGGACGGCAAGAACAGAAATGACTTGCTAAAAGTGATACATTATGGTATAATGTCACTACACAATCACGATAATTATGGAGACAAGTGAAATGAAACTTAGTAATGATACACGAGAAGTACTAAAGAACTTCTCAACAATTAATCAGAATCTTCTGGTTAAAAACGGAAACGTAATTAATACAATGTCAGCAATGAAAAACATTGTATCAAGAGCAACTATCCCAGACACCTTTAATCAGGAGTTTGCAATTTATGACTTGAATGAGTTCTTGTCTGCGTTGTCTCTTTTCAAAGACCCATCTATGGCGTTCGATGAGAAAAGTGTAAAACTCAGTGAAGAAGGTGGTGGTTCAAAACTAACGTATATGTTTAGTGACCCATCTATCGTGACTGCACCAAAGACAGAAATCACTATGCCTTCTGTTGATGTTGAGTTCACATTTACTCAAGATACTTTCAATCAAATTCAGAAAGCATCTGCTGTACTTGGTGTTCCAGATGTAGTTCTTAAAGGAACTACTGGTGGTGATATTACACTTACCACAACTGACCGTAAGAATGAAACCTCTAATGACTTCAGTATTGTTGTTGGTGAGAACTCGCCTTCAGACTTTACTTACTTCTTTAAGGTTGAAAATCTTAAACTTCTTTCTGGTGATTATAAAGTAGAAGTATCTCAAAAGGGTATCTCTCGCTTTACTAATATGACAAAGGACGTAGAATACTTTATTGCTCTAGAAGCATCCTAAACCAGAAGGAATATATTATGAATGATGTGATGTTGTGGGTGGAGAAATACCGTCCCAAAACTATCAGTGAGTGTGTTCTCACTGATGACCTAAAGAAAACCTTCCAGACATTTGTAGATGAAGGACATATTCCAAATCTACTTTTATCTGGTGGGCCAGGCGTTGGTAAGACAACTGTTGCAAAAGCAATGTTGAATGAACTCGGCGCCACCTATATGATGATTAACGGTTCAGAGGAATCTGGTATTGACGTTCTTAGAAACAAGATTAAGAACTTTGCAAGTACTGTCTCTATGGATGGTAACCGTAAGTTCGTAATCTTGGATGAGGCAGATTATCTTAATCCTCAATCTACACAACCAGCGTTGCGTGGATTTATTGAAGAGTTCCACAAGAACTGTGGTTTCATCCTAACCTGTAACTTCAAGAACCGTATCATCGACCCTTTGCATAGTAGGTGTTCTGTTGTAGAATTTCGTATTCCATCTTCAGAGAAACCTAAACTTGCTGGTGAATTCTTTGCTCGTGTACAAGACGTTCTTAAAACAGAACAAGTACAATTTGAACCAAAGGCAGTCGCTGGTGTTGTTGAAAAACACTTCCCTGATTGGAGAAGAGTTCTAAACGAACTGCAAAGATATTCGGCATCTGGTATGATTGACAGTGGAATTCTTGTCAATATCTCAGAAACGAATATGAAGGACTTGACTAAATTCCTCAAAGAGAAAGACTTCAAGTCCATTCGTAAATGGGTTGCAAACAACCTAGATAATGACCCCTCTCGTGTGTATCGTAAAGTTTACGATTCTCTGTATGATGAAGTGCAACCACAAAATGTACCTCATCTTGTTCTTGCAACAGCAGACTATTCATACAAATCTGCCTTTGTCGCTGACCAAGAAATCAATATGCTTGCTTTCATGGTTGAAGTTATGACACAGGTGAATTGGAAATGAGTGGGTACGAACTAAAACATTATCTGAAATCTCTCAATGAAACAAAGGAAAATCTGATGGAATCAGATGACCCTATGTGGGAGAAGAAGTACTCACCGTTCATCATTAACAAGTGTCTGGCACCGTTCAACGATACCATCATGCTTGTTAATGAGATGAACATGAGACACCACCTACCATCAAAACTCCAATATGATTTTTTACTAAATACTATTAGGTCTAAGAAACGGTATGCACCTTGGGTAAAGGGTGACAAGTTGAAAGATTTAGAGTATGTAAAAGAGTATTTTGGATATAGTAATGAAAAAGCAAAAGCCGCTCTAAAACTACTTGATAATGAACAAATTAATACTATCAAAGATAGTTTGAATAAAGGTGGAAGAAAATGACAGAAATTGATTGGCATCCAGAAGCGATGCTGGAAGTAAAACTAAAAGAACCAGATGACTTCTTAAAGGTTCGTGAGACATTATCAAGGATTGGTGTTGCATCTCGTAAAGAGAAAAAACTATATCAGTCCTGCCACATTCTACACAAACAAGGAAAGTACTATATTGTACACTTCAAAGAATTGTTTGCTCTGGATGGTAAAGAAACAAACTTTAACGAAAACGATATATCAAGACGAAACTCTATCGCTAGTTTACTAGGGGATTGGGGACTGATTGAAATCATGGGTACTGCTGAACCTAAAGCACCATTATCTCAAATCAAGGTTATTGCCTTCAAAGAGAAAAATGAGTGGGTGTTAGAGACTAAATATAACATAGGTAAAAAAAGAGAAGCTTAAATTGACACAATCTTTTTCAAAATTCATTACAGAAGAAAAAACAGATGGAAACTACAAGGTAGTTATTCTTTCAGTTGAAGTAGGCGATGTACGAAAGAACACTGCTGATAAATTTGAAAAGGAAGCAAAGAAACTTGGATTAGATACTATACTGTGCGAGTTCAAAAATGCATCTTTAGTATTTGATAATGGTAAATATATCATTAAGAGTAGAGAAGACAGTATGCAAGTCAGTGCTAAAGATACTGTGGTTTTTGTTAGAGGTACACCTACACGAGATAGTCATCTAGATATGATATCAGAACTAGAACGAATTGGTATAACTTGCATTAACAGTAGAACCACTATTAGTATTTGTGCTGATAAGTATCGTAGTTATGTTCGTCTAAAAGATTTTAGACTAGACCAACCAAAGACAGTTCTACTTCCTTCAGACAAAGATATTGATAATGCACTAGAGGAACTAGATACAAAATTCCCTATCATTCTAAAAACACTTAGAGGCGCTGGTGGAGTTGGAGTTCTATTTGTAGAATCAAAACGTGCATTAGATTCTTTGGTACAGTTAATTTATAAACAAGACCCTGATACAGATATTCTCATTCAGGAATATATTAAAACTGACGGTGATATTCGTGTGCTTATAGTTGGTTCTAAAATCATAGGCACAATGAAAAGAGAAGTTGTTGAAGGTGATTTCAGAAGTAACTACACACAGGGTGCTGGTGTTAAGAAATATGATTTATCAGAAGAAGAAATTAGACAGTGTTTGATTGCCGCAAAAGCAGTTGATGGTGATTTCGTTGCAGTAGATTTTATTTCACATAAAGGCAAACCTTATTTCTTGGAAGTAAATAGTTCGCCTGGCACAGAAGGTGTAGAGGAAGCAAACTCTGGACTGAATGTTGCAAAAGAAGTTTTGGAACATTATAAAGAATCAAAAAACAGATACACTGTTCCTATCAGATGTGGATTTCACGAGATGGTTGATATCAAACCTTTCGGTGAAGTTGAAACTAAATTTGATACAGGAAATAGTGCTTACTCAGTTCTTCATGCTGAGGACATAAAAATTAATGGTAGTAAAATTACATTCACTACGTTTGGTGGACAAACCCTAACCACTAAACTTGTGAAAGATTATAAAGCGAGAACTGGTGGTGGTGTTGATAAACGCCCAGTCGTTCAGTTAGAAGTTGAATTTATGGGACACACACATCAGTTGATGTTTGGTCTTGATGATAGAAGTAAAAGAGGAACTAGTGTTCTTCTAAATAGATTTGCCATGACGGAGATGAATGTTATGGTAGACCCCCAGAAGAAATTGATTATTACAACAATGAAAGGCGAAAATAATGACACTACTGGAAGCGATTAAGAAACACAATGAAGGTAAGATTGCACTACACAAAGCAAACATTGCAGTATACTTGAAGAACCCTGCTGGTATCGGAGAGCATCCTGACATTGCAGAGGCAGTAGAATCTGAACTATTAAAGATTGCTAATGCACAAGATATTATAGACATGGTGGATAGACACTTCACAACAGAAGAACAAATTTCACTTTTCTCTTGACACTCCCCTCTTTTTATTATATAATGATTACAGTTGATAAGAGGAAAAGTCTTGAATTTCTACACACACATCGCCCAATGGGGCAACCAATTACTTGTTCGTGCCGTAAAGAATGGTGTTCGTTCTAACTTCAAAGTTAAGTACGAACCCACTCTCTACTATCCTGTAGGGAAACCTACAGGGTGGACAACCTTAGAAGGTAAACACGTTGCACCAATGCCCTTCCTTTCAATCAAGGAAGCGAAGGAACATTTGCAACAAAGAGAAAGTCAACCACACCTTGTGTATGGTATGACTTCTTTCCCATATACCTATCTCTCAGAAACCTATCCTAATCAGATTGAATATGACATCGCTAAGATGCGTATTGTTACAATCGATATTGAGGTTGAGTGTGAGAACGGTTTCCCAAATGCAGACCAAGCAGCAGAACCAATGCTGTCTATTACTATCAAGAACCATGATACTGGACGTATTAAGGTTTGGGGTTTGCACGACTATCACAATGACCGAGAAGATGTTCAGTACATTCAATGTGCAACTGAACGTGAACTTCTTGCACAGTTTCTTGCTTGGTGGGAAAGTGACCATCCAGACGTAATCACTGGTTGGAATACCGAGTTCTTTGATATTCCTTATATCTGTAACCGTATCAAATCCCAAATGGGTGAAGATGCAATGAAGCGTTTATCGCCTTGGGGTGTTGTAAACTCTAAGATGGTGAACTCTGGTTTTGGACGTAAAGACCAAGTGTATGATATTCTTGGTGTTGAAGAGGTTGACTATCTACAACTATACAAGAAGTTTACTTACACTGGTCAGGAGTCATATCGTCTTGACCATATTGCTTTTGTGGAACTAGGTGAACGCAAGGATGAGAATCCTTTTGAGACTTTTCGTGAATGGTATACTAAAGACTATCAATCATTCCTTGACTATAACATCATGGACGTTGAACTAGTTGACCGTATCGATGACAAGATGAAATTGTTGGACTTGATATTGACTATGACGTATGAGGCCAAGGTTAATATCTCTGACTCATTTACGTCT